AACTGCTGAAATACCAACAACGGCGACCAACATCTGTTGCCATGAAAGTTTACCGACTTGTTCGAGTGCCGTACCGATCGCATACAATACTCCACCAAACGAATCAAATACATATTTTAGAGATACTAAATCGGATAGTGAGTCTACGGATCCTGTTATGATTTTGACAGTAAATGCCATTGCGAGCATAACCCCGCCCATAGCAGTTGCTGCCGCCAATAAACTCGACCACGAGAACTTGGATAGAATGGATAAGTTCATTGTTACTTGGAACAAGATACCCGTTAAGATAACAAGTGATCCTGCAGCGGCCAAGTTTAGATGAACCCTATTCATCAGAGTAGAAACTAATATCAAGGATAACATAATAGCATCCATGCCAAGTATACCTTTTGCAATTTGTCCAATAGACATGTTCGCCAATGGTTCAATAGATCTAATAATAAGATAAATAGCAGCACCGAGAGCGGCAATACCGAGAGCTGCACCAATCTTAGGTTTTGCTTTCTGCATAATATAGCTAGCTGCTATTAATGATAGTAATAATGCTTCGACTCCGACCATGGCTTTAACTAAAGACATGACCGGAATATTTGCTAGTATTTCAACAGCTTTAACAACTAAATAAATAGCGCCTGCGAATGTTATTAAGGCAAACATAGCACTTAATTTAACTTTCACATCAGCAATAACTCTAGTTGCTGCGGCTAATGAAAGTAGAAGTACTGTAACTGATCCAGATGCAACAGCAAGATTTGCGATATCGTAGTTTGCCAATATAGCTACTGAATTAACTAGAGACCTAATTGCAATGGCAAAGGTTATTAAGGTAGCCAAAGCACTCAGCTTAATCTTAACCCCATTTAAGGATCGTGCTGCTGTTGCGAGCGATGCTAATAATATAACAACAGAAGCGACTGCTGGTATCAAATGTTCGATATCGAACTCGGCTAATTTTGCAACAGAAGCGACCAATACCCTAGTAGCAAATGCGAATACAGAAAGTGACTGTATTGCTTTAACACTGATTTTAACGTTATTTAGAACCCTAGCGGCTCCTACTAAACCAAATAACAATGCTTCTAAAGCGACCATAGACGGAACTAGTCGTTCTGGGTCAATGTCTGCAATGGCTTTAACCGACATTACTAATATACGAACAGCAATGGCCATACCAATCATCTTAAGGACACTTGCTTTAGATCCTCCAATATAATCCATTAATTTCATGGAAGCAACGAGACCAAGCATAACACCATATAGACTTGCTATAGCAGGACCTAATTGATCTTGAGGGATTTGTGCTAATTTCATCATTGCTCCGGCTAATAATCGAATTGCAATGGCAAATCCGATCATCGTTCCGATAGCACCTTTAGGTAATTTGGATATGGCACCGAGCACTTTCATGGATTTCATTAATCCAAACATAGCAGCGCCCATACCGATAATACCCTTAGATAAATCTTTCATGGGGATTTTTGACAACTTGTCAATAGATATAGCCAATAGGAATACCGCTCCGGCAATACCTAATAATAGCCATACTTTAACGCCTTGAGAGAACATGTTTAGGTTTTGTTTAAAGGTATCTAAAACGCCACCAGCATCTTCTACCATTTTCTTACCGTCACCAGTGAATTTTGTAAAAGCATCTTTTACTTTATCAAAAATCGTGTTAAATATTGTACTATCGGAATTCTTAAATGCAATCCATTTGTCTAATGCAAATAAACCGATAATGGCTTTAATAATACTAGAAATATCGAACGATATAAATGCGTCTTTTAGGCCGTCATATCCAGATTTAAATGCGTTTACAATTCCATCCCAAGCGCCGCCCATTTTATTAGCCAATCCGGTCAAAGCTTTATTAATAAAATCTCCAGACTTAGATATAGCATTCGCGGCGCCAGATAAAATAGTTGTAAGACCCGTAAATGGGTTGCTCAATCCAAGGATTTTTCCAAATACTGCTGAAATAACAGCAAATATACCTTGAAATACTGACGCAATTAAATGACCAATTGCTTTAAACAATCCAACGGATTGAATACCTTGTTCTAATCCTTCCACAAATTTACGAATAGCTTCTGTAATCTTAAAGAGTATAATAGCAAAATCTTTAAAACCAGATCCATCTCCGCCAGAAAATGCGCTAAAGAATTCACGTAATACTAATGTTACAATCTTAAATAATGATGCTAAAATAGCGAATACATTTGCGATTGCTTTACCCATGTAAATTAAACCAATATGGACATTTGTGTTGGCACGTAGCATTTCAAAGAATTTTGATATACTGTCCGCTATATTCTTAATAGGTAATATGACCTTATCAGAGTTTTGCCCTACGGAATTAAACCCGGTGGATAATGTCTTAAGTGCCCATCCAATCGTCACAAATACATTGGCAACCGCCTTACCGACAGACGCCATTGTGGTCATGAAATTGGTATTGTTCTTGAGACCTTCTGTAAATTTTTCTAGGCCTTTTGTGAAATCATAAAATACTTGTGCATTTGATTTATAATCACCAATAACCGAACGAAAACCTTCACGATATTTTGTCATGGCTCCGAATACAAATTCAAAACTGTTTTGGATAGAATTAAAGAGACTCTGTTGTCCTCCCATATCTTTCCATGTTTTTAATAAGGCATTACGATAGTTACCAAGACTCAACGTCATTCCAGTTACGGCATCTTCATAAGTTCCTTGGTCATCATTGAAGAATGGGTTCACCACTTCACCAATCTTGGTCCACATATCTCGAGCTTCTTCGAATCCACCTAAGAAATATTCCCAAGTAGTTGCCCATCCAGAACCAATGGATTCTTGAACAGTATCAACTAATTGTCCAAAGGTTTTTACTTTTTGAGCAGCATCCAACATAGATTGGTTTTCTGCAAACTCATTTAATGTTTTTATTAGGACTTCCGAAGTCAACCATCCATCTTTAAGTGTTTCACGAAAGGCTTTTGATTTGTCAACGGCAACGCCCATATTTTCGGCGGTTTTTAGTAAAGCATCTTGGAATAATTTACCACCCATACCTGCGGCGACAACAGAGTTCCAGTCTTGAAGTCCTACTCTACCGGCAGCAAGTGCTTGTGATAACTGATACATACCAGTAGATGCTTGTAATGTTGATGATCCAGAAGCAGCCGCTAAATTTGAAATACCTTTAATGGCAGATACAGATTTGTCTAGACTAACACCTGCAGCAGTAAACGTACCGATGTTTTTAGTCATATCAGCAAATGAATATACTGTTTTATCGGCATAATCATTCAAATTTTGTAAAGCAGCAGATACACTTTTCATACGGACACTTGAATCTGGAATTTCCCATTCAGTATTCGTCATGATTGTTTGAATAGATCCTAGTTTGTCTTTATACTCACCAAGACCGTCCATAGGACCTCTGAAGAATTGTCCTGTAAAATTCATAGCCTTCTGGATAAGACCGGTCAAGACATTACCAACTGCCACATTCATAGCTGTCATGGATCCACTTACAGAATTGGCAGCTTTCTCAAATGCAGCAGCCAATGGTGACGCATCAAACACAGCAATTTTATTATTGAGACTATCAATAGATTTGATTGAGTTTGGAAATCCTTCGTGATTATCTGCCTTCTGGAAAATACCTTTTAATCGCGACAAGATGTCAGATGTACGAGAAGTACGATTCTCGACATCCGCATTCATCTTATCAACTGCTTGAGCCGCTCCAGACATGTCAATACCTTGAGTGCTCTTTTGGAAGATTCCTTTTAGGCGAGATAGTAGTCCCTCTGATTTTGTTGTTGATTTTGAAATTGTGTCCAACATCGTTGACATATCAGAGTCAATGTTTTGCGCTGCTGACTTTCCATTGACAGTATCGAAAGCTTTCTTCAAACGATTCAAAGCATTAATAGTATCTTCTACGTTTTTAGTAAAACCTTTATTGTCTAAGGAGACTCGAGCAACTTTTTCGTCTACATATCCGCTCATAGTTTACCTATACTTTCTTTTTAGATAATTCTTTAAACATCTTCAAAGCATCACTATTAGCTGCATCGATAGCTGCTGTTTGTGTTTTAGCTTTCTTATTGATGTTCTTAAAGTTGGTAGAAATTTCTTTTAACTTTTGTCCCACAGACTTTTTATCTTTAAAGCTAGCAGCTTTTTGCGCTTCCATAGCTTCTTTCATCCGACTAGTAAATCGTTCGGTGTCTTTTCGGTGAACTTCTCTCACTCGATCGGCAACTTTCTTACTAGCTTCTTTGATTTTATTCGTATTATTCACACGAATATCTTTAGTCTTGTCTTTTAATTTCTTGCTAGCTTCTCGAATTTTATCCATTTTACCTTTTTTCGGTAACATGTTCGATTCTCTAATTTGATTCATTGTATCTAGACCTGATTTAACAGCATCCATTTTCTTTTTTGCCATTAAATAATTTGCGCCTTTATAACCAGCATAAGCTGCTAAAGCAACTCCACCTACAATGGCGGCTTTCTTCAATTTTCGTTCAACATTTGATCGTCGAATAGCTTTTGCGTATGCAGTGTTTTGGTCATAACCTTTAGATATATATTTATTCGTTAAATGTGCCACACGGTTACGTTGACCCCATTTCATACCTTTAATTCCGAAATGTTGGATAGTATCATTCATAAAATATACTCCTTCAATATTTTATCAATTGTAGCTTTATAGACTTTATCAATTGTAGTATCAATATATGGTTGTGGAGGAACATAACCTCCCGTACCAGTACCGTGTCCATAGTGAATGATAATCGCGATGTTCACATTGTCATTTACATTAGTATTTATAATTTCTAGTTCTTCCCCACGACTGGTATGTTTAATAACATAGTCCCAACTATCTGCAGTTTCACCAGAATCTTTTGGAGTGGCTGCTTTTAAAGCAGCGACTATTTTCTGACCAAGAGGATCTAAAGAACTCTTACGATTCTTCTTAAGAAATTTTTCAAGATCATCAAAGGATCCTTTATTATCAAAAGAAAACATACATTACCCCTCTTTCAAGTCTTGTCTACGTTTATCTTTTAGATATTGTTTATAGTCTCGGTAAGAGTCTTTTAGATTTCTTCGCTCTTGTTTGTATTCTCTTTTTGCCCCGTGTCGGCCAGTCAACTTATCTAAAGCATATGATCCCGCGACCCCAGATACACCATATTTAAGCATATCAGCATTACGTCCTGCCACACCAAGAGCTAAAGCGGCTATAGCAGATTTTTTAAGAGCTCGACTATATAATTCTGGTCGATTCTGTTTGTATTTGATTTTAGCATTACGCAATTCACGTTTATACGTATGATGCCCTTTTACTCGATCGACTAAATATCGTGATCGTACTCCCCATTTCATACCTTTAATCCCGAAATGTTGGATAGTATCAATGGAGGATATAGCAATATATTTATCACTCAATCAAGTTTCCTCCTCTGTTCTTCTTGACGTCTACGTTCCATGATAACACGACGATGCTCTTCCATAGCTTCCGCTCGAGTCATCTTCTTAGGCGGTTCTTGTAGCGAGCCGACGCAGTTTAACAACATAATGAGCTTATTCAAATTTCTATCTTCCCATGAAAACGGAATATGATTCAATGCCATATGAGCATAAATTATCTCAGATGTAAATATCTTCTTTCTACTGTATCCAGCTGCGGCAGAACCTTGCGATTTTGGTAATGTTGTAGCGGATGGTGTATGCTGTAGATATGAAACAATATCGTTATAATTCTCCTGTGATAATTTTGTAACGTCTATGTCTTGATCGCAGATACATTGGATAAAATCTAATATGTCCTCGGGGGCAATATTGTCAATATTATCTATGAAACGTTTTTCATGTTTCGTTTCCCACTTGTCAAGATTTTTAAGCGTGTATCTAAATGTCACTTCTCGACCAGGTTCAATAATAAATTCCTGTTTATCATCATCCCATAACTCAACATCATCAATTCTCAATGTTAAAAACTCTGACGCCATAATATTCACACCTCAAAAAATTTAAAAATAAAGGAGGCGTGCATTGTATACACGCCAACCCTTATTAAGCTGGAGCAGAGACAGCGTTCTCTGCTTTGTTCAAACCACGGATATGTGAAGTAATTCCTGTAACGAAATTTTCTAACACTTTACGAGTTTCATCATGGAAGTCTTCAATCAATGCTTCATAAGCAAGTGATTGTACAAACTCTTCACGAATTTGATCGTTCTTGATGAAACGTTTACCGTCTTCAGAGCGAATACCATAAGCAGTTAGGACAATATCATTAAGTAATTCGTACATCTTTTCAAGATTCTTATCTTCGATAAGTTTCTCGATGTATTTCGCCATATCTTCTTTTCCGTAACGACCTTGCAATGCTACAAGTTCCATACGGCTAAGATTGAAATATAGGATTTCGTCTTGGATGTTTCCATCGAAATCTTCATACTTTACTTTTTGTTTTAACATTTGTGAATACCCCTTTTAATTAATAATTATGCCAACATCGCAATAATTTGTTGTGGCGTTGGAAGATACGCATCACGTGATTCTGTTCCGTAAATAGCTTCTTCAATTTTAGCCAATTTAGCAGCATCAACTTCTGTGGATGTAATGGTTAATACAGAAGCTGGTTTCTTACCAGGAATTGGAACAGGTGTTGAAGTAACACTCCATGATGGGTTTTGTGGCTCTGGACTATCATTGACAGTCGCATGTGAGCGCTCAGATGGAGCAGCTTTACATCCGTACCACAAGTGAAGTTTGTAACCGTATTCATTACCTTTAACGTCGTTACCAAGAATTGATTTGAACGCAAAACCAAATGCTTTACGGTTTTGTTGATGTGCTGTAACACCTTTAGCAATTGTAGCCATACCATCACATTCATCAAACTCTTTTGGAGAACTGAATGCTTCGATAGTACCTTCAAATTTCTCAGCACCAGTAAGTGACAAGTATTTAATGTTGTCAGCATATTGGTCATTTGATTCTGCACCTGATGGAGATTCATTCGCTGCAGTGATACCATTCCAAGCTACCCCGCGAGGATATGATCCATCGTCTGCTTGTACAAATAGAACCGCATTAGAGACACCAGTCTCATAAAAGCGTTTTCCAAGTTCGTCAAATACTAATTTAGCCATTTGCTAATCCTCCTGAATTAATTGTTAGTATTGTGTGAATCATGTTACTATTAACAAATTCACTATTGTAGTAGCAGTATTGCTCATCTAGTAGAGCGTCAACCACTGGCGATTCGACACGCTTATCAATCACAGTAATTTGATACTCTTCATGAGTATGATACCGAATATTATCAGCATGTCGTTGACGAATCGCTTTTCTCCTGTAAAGAATACAAGGATATTTCAATGTCGTCTGTTCTGTGGGATTGTAGTAGAGGCTATAGCTCTCGCCCGTTTTCGCTATCGCTTTCTGAATGCAATCCCGGATAAGAATCCTCTTGCTCATTATAGACTCCTCCTAAATCCACAAAAATTCTAGGCGCCTTTATGTTGTATGAAACAACTTTCCATTTTACGCCCTGAAATTTAACATAAAGCAGATTTGCAATATGCTTCATAAGAAATTGATTGGCAACGATAGAAAGCTGGTTGGTAATTGTAATGTTATCCATTGTAGATTTGTCGCCATTTTGACGACCATATCTATTCTGAACAACATTGCCTTTGATAATCTTTGTAACCAATTGCGGTTCAAAGACATCAGGTTCTACCTCGACGTCTTTCAATCGAAAACCAGCTTCACCGCTGAACTTCATTTCTTATCCCCCAGGAACGTTTGTACGAGCAGCTTCAGATCCAGCTGCTGATCCAGCTGCAGGTTTGAAGTAAACCGCTGCTTTCGCACGAGTAAGGGCACCAGACAAGCGAGTTTCGATCAAGTATTTCTGTTTGTTGTAGTCGATATCGAAGTGTTCGAATGTGTTCACTTCACCACCACGATTTGTACCGATTTGGTAGTCGGCAAGGTTAACCATGATCAATTCTTCAGGTTTCAAGAAGTTTGTTTCAACAATTTCAGCTACACCGAACAATGAAGCAAGATATTCTTTAGTAGCAGGTTGTTGTCCGCCGAATACCCATTGTTCATTCTTGTTACGCAAGAAACGAAGTTTTGTCAAGAATAGAGGATTGATGTACAATGATGGCATACCTGAACCAAGCATCTTAGTCTTTTCTTCAGCGACTGTTTGGAAGATATCCAATAGCATGTTTGGATTGTAAGTAGCTTTGATCGTGTAGAAGTCATCGTCTTTTGTGATTGGACGAATGCGGTCTTCTTTGATCTTGTTAGTATCTCCTGATGTACGACCATCAGATACCAAGATTGCTTGAGCGATTTCATCATTCAGTTTGATACGCATTTCTTGGTTGAAGAATGCAGCAACGTTCAATTGTTGACCAATATCGATAGCGTCATCACGGTCAATAGATTGTTTTTTATAGATCGTTTGAGGATCTGTCTTACGAGAAAGGAATGAAAGAATTTGTTCTTTCTTCTCGGTTCCTTTGATATAACCTTTAGCGCGGAGTTGCTCATCAGTCAAGTCAGAAAGGTCTGTCATGATTGATTTAACAAAGGCGGTTGGAACTTTGGTTACGCGACTAAGAATATGTTCAGTAGCGGTATTAGGTGAGTAGATTACTTGAACACCATTTTGCAATTGGTGGTCAGGGAACAACATTTCAATGTTATTCATTGAGTGTTGAAGTACGTCGCCATTTTCCATTTCAGAAAGAACTTGACCAACTTTGCGGCCTGATTTCTGAGCAGCTTCAAGGGCAGCAGTCAATGAGTGACGGATTTCTTCATCACGATTAGGTGCAGATTGTTCGAATGCATTGTAGTGCATAGTTTGTCCTCCTAGGGCAGATTGTTCAATTTCTTCATCTTCGTCATCTTCGTCATCGATACTTTCAGCAATGTTATCCAAGACTTCGCCTACTTTTGCATCAACAGCAGCGTCAAATTGTTCATTCACGGTTTTTTCCATGTTTTTAAGAGCTTCATCAGTAGATGCCTCCACCAAAATAGCAACAGCTTCTTGCTGGTCTTCATTGAGAGTAGCGAGTACTCCATCCATGATATCGGCAGCGCCTTCATCGTCGGCGTGTTGAATGCGGTCAAATAAACTTACACGTTCTTGACCTAGCAAAACATCATTTGCTGAGTGAATAAGTTCATTACTTTCCATAATGATTCTTTCTCCTTCATCGGGATTATCTGAGTGTGTCAACACTTCAGTAATAACTGCTCCCGGATTAGCTCCGGCAACAACAAGCGATACTTCATAAATGTTACCATGGATTACGTCATTATTTGGAGTACGCTTAATACGGTTTGCTCCAATAGACATAGACCAGATATCACCATGTTGTACAAGTTCCTTGGCATTTTGTGCATTAGGAGTATTATTAAAATATCCTTGCCCGTAAACACCATCATCCGCATGGTGTAACATTACATGACCGATGACATTCTCAGGGGTACTTGGGTCATGAGACCAAACAAGCGGAACCTTTTTACCATCGTTTTCACGAAATGCTCCATGACGGATTACGACCCCATCGGTACACCGTAGGTCGTTACGGGTTACATAACCCGCAAAATCATACTTGGGATGTTTATCCATTATACGATTTACCTCCATCTTTATTTGCCGCCATTTTGAAGTTGCGCTTCAGCATACTGAGGGTCTTCCTCGTAGTACTGTTGATCTTCAGGGGACTCGACCGACCCAGGGATAGAAACATCTTGTCTAGAATCTGAGATGTTAGGATTATATAATTGATCTGCCATTGGGTCATCCATAGGACCATAACCAATAACTGCACGGAACTCATTAGATGTAAGAATTCTATTACGAAGAAGTGAATCACCAATTGTAGCCAACTGACTAGTTGGAACAAGTTTGAATGGGTCACTATATGTTATAATGCGATGGCCTTGTGTATAGCCGGTTTTTGTAATAAATTTTCGTTGGAATTCTTCTTGAATTCGAGTCACAATAGGGTCAATTGTTCGTGTGTAATAATTCTGCATTTGCTCAGCAGTAGCAGTACCGTCAAATACCGCCTTCGTAAGACCAATCTGGCTAAGAAGTTCTTCTGTCAGATACTTAATCTCATCCATCAATGTGGAATTAATTTGTCTATTTAACTGAGTGATTTTCTCATCTGCAGCAATATACGCAATCCCCAAATTAGAATCTTGCAATTGTTTCTCAATATCTTTTACACGGTCATCAGCTTCTTTTTTCTTAATATCATTTCTGACCGGAACTGGAAGTTGTAGAATCATGTTCCATTTATTAGCAACTGCGTCTAAATCTTGTTTATCGAGAATTGATAACTTCTGAATTAGACGATTCATAGTCGGATTATCCGTACCTAGAATATTTGCCAAAGGATTTTCGATTATAGCACACATTCGTTTTGGGACAATTATTTCCGAAAAATCTCCCTTGTTCTCATTGTACAATTTCACTCGAATTTGTGTAGGAAACCATTCTACTACTTTACCTACTCGCATAGACTTTATATCATATGAATCCGAATGCATAGGGTCCACAGTTGCTTCCAAAGGAACGGCAGCAACTACTCCTTCATCAAATAGGGAATATACCAAATCGTGAAAGAAATCGGTACTAGATTGGTCTGTGTTCATCTCTACCTCAAATAATCTTTGAAGTGCGGAACTTCTTTGAATCGTTTGGTTTTGCATATCCGCAGCTAGTTTCACATGTTGAAACTTAACCATTGATGCGTCCATAGCAATTCTATTGAAAATCATAGATGAAATAGACGACCTATTAAATACCCTAGCAGGAATAGCATTATTGGGATTCAATGCTCTAGGTTCAGTCGTAAGTTGATATTGAGGTGATGTTTCTACCAATGATGGTTTGTTTGTATCGTTGGTAAACATTTGCCAGGCATGTTGCAGTCCATCAGTAAAAATACTCATATACTCATACTGGCCTTTCTATACGAATAAATCAAGGTTACGTTTGTACGCAACCCAGGCGTCTATTAATGCTGCAACGTTATCGATCTTTTCATCGGCACGTTTTTTAGACAATTTATAGTTACCATTATTATCTTGGATAGCGACGGCATTACCCATCGCGAACTTCATTAATTCTTCGTCAAATATGAGAAGACGTTCCATAGCCAAGTTTTTCAACTCACCCATTGGAACAGATTCTGTTTTAGCACCCTGAATTACTTTTTCTACACCAAATTCCCCGTTATCTCTTGTCCACCTCTCAACAAATTCTCTAGCATTATATGGGTCAAACCCAAAAGCATACACAATGTATCTATGAGAATAAATCATCTCCGTAAGGTCATCATAGACTTTATTCAAATCTAAAACAACTCCATCCATTATAATTAGTGTACCTTCGGCTATTAATTCATCGTAACGATTTCTCATAGCAGAAGTAAGTTTCCTGAGTTTTGATTCGCAGACATAAGACCTAGTTTTTACACCAAATCTTCCACGACCAAGAGGGAATAGAAATGTGAACGCACAGAAGTCGTCACCTTGTGAAAGGTCGGCGCCCATCGCACATTCAAGACCGTCAAAATTCTGAGGTCTATGTGGAATAGTTTCTTCATATACGAAGAAATACGTGTAACCTTCAACAGGTATACCAAAACGTTTTGCCAATGTATCTGCTCTAGTAGCAGGTTGATTTTCAGCACGTTCCACTTCATTTCGATAAGTTTCATAAGAAACTGTCGCTCCAAGATTTGGATTTGCTTTTAACCACATTTCAGGATATGCGACTTCACGTACATCATCTAAACGATAGTACCATATAGAGACATGTGGGTTGAAATATCGACCTTCTAGAATATCTAATAGCTCCATCTTAATGGTATCCCCGACACCATCACGAGCCGTACCTTCTGACGAAGTAGCGATTATTAGGTAGTTATCATTTTTTGATGCTCCTTGTTCGATCGCACCGATTACGTCTTCTCGCACTTCTCCGGAAAGCCATTCATCAACAGAGGCATACTTACAACGAAGTCCTTGAAGTTTGTCGATGGACATCGGCCGGATTTCCAATAGACTATTCGTTGCGAAATTTTCCACACCTTTTTTAGTAGATGCAAGTAGCTGCTTCTGGGTTAGATTACCAGTCATCTTAGAACCCTGAACCATGTATTTGATTAATGGACCCTTAGCTCTACTTAAAGCAGTTCTAAAAGGACCCATAATTTCTTCAGCCTGTTTCATGGTAGGGGCAGCCACAATCTGATGGGTTGTGGATGTATCTATCAACAACATGTATGCTTGCATGTAAGTTGAATATAGTGATTTTGCGGCTCCACGACCAACAATAAGATACTGTTTCATCGTAAGTCGCTTAAATTTTGATTTTATTTCCCATTTACCGAGTTTAGGATTATACACCTTATCCTCGGAGATGTAAAACCAAGCGAGGGCACATTCTGCCCATAATTTAAAGGACGGTAGAAGAGTAACATCACTACCATCTGTCAGAGTCATCTCATTTTCGCAAAATCTAACAAAGCCTTCAATCGCTTGATTATCATAGTAATAATCCGGTGACTCAATCAAGAAGTCGATTCGGTTCATTTCCAGTGATACCATCCGATTGACCGGAATTTCACCTCTAAGAACTTGCTCCTTAAACTTCATATACTCTTCCGGATATGCTTTATTCGATAATACCAAAATGTTATCTCCTATTTGAAAATTTTCACAGTTTCATTAATCGCATGACCAGTATCTTTACCTAATGAGGCAAGATTCTTAGTCAATTGTGAATAATGTTTAGGATTCTTGGTTAGCAAATCTTTTGTGATTGTCTGAACGGCAGTATCTCTGATAAGTTTACCAGTTTCTCTACCAAATGCGCCAAATGATTTTTGACCACCTGGATTAGACAATCGATTTGACCTTTGAACCTGTTCTGCGAAATCGTTCTCCAAGCGCAATCGATTAGTTGCTTCTCTCAAGTCATGAGAAGTCATCATATGTCGACTATGATACTTCTTATTCCAGGCAGCTCCTGCCTTACGACTTGCTTTCTTCAACTGACGCAACTTAGAACGCTCTGAGCGATTCTTTCTGAATCCCCAGCGCATTCCTTTGACGCCGAAGTGTTCGATGATATCATCACTTTCGTTTTCTTTAATCGCGTGGAGTAGTTCTAGGTTCATTAAATCGTTCTGACTCATTAAACTCCTCCTTTTGAATGATTATACGTTGCGCTGTGGATGATAGAGATTTTTCTAATGAAGTAAGGACACTACCTGACGGTGGGTCAAACTTAATTCGAATGTTGATATAAACGAACTGTTTTATTAGTCGTAAAAGGTTGGGGTCTTTCTTTGGTAGTAAAGAATCCCAAGCAGAATCAGCGGTCATCTCGAATTCCGAACTCAGATGAGTTAGTTGAGATAATTCACCAATGATTCCGTCCAATTCCATGATCAACCGTGAATCAAATCCAGTATCTTCTTCAGAAGCGAAATCTAATGTAGTCTTAACATCGTTAAGAATTGACATATATCCACCTCACCATAGTTTAGTATCTCCAGGACATCTTTCAATAAACACAAGAGCAGGGTCACTAGTTTGTCCATAGTGAATTATATTGTGCGTACCATAAGATGTAGTTATCAATAGGTCTGGATTAAGAAGAATCTCTTCTCTCCATTGCAATATATCATCCTCAATAAGAGGAATCATATGATGTACTAAAGGAGGTCCTTCTATTTCAACACCAGGAACGCCCAAGTCATACCCCATATCTCGAGCTATGACTTCTTCTCGTAGCTCTCGCCACATTCTAGACTTATAGAACTTATTAGATATATCTCTCGGAGATTGATACCCTCGATTTACCAATGATAGAAAATTTAGTCTATCACCAAAATCTTTAAATTCTAAAAGTTTAGAATAACTGAGATCTCTAAGAATGGAACGCTGTTCATCTAACTGAAGTATCATAGTGCTTCGGAAGGAGCATACCCACGAATGGCGCGAATAACCTCTTCGCTATCTCCCTTACCTTTCACTTCACTATTCAACAATTCAATCTTAGAATCGTTCAGTGTTTTCTTAGACCTTAGATTTTCCAACTGGAGTTCGTTTTCGATTGTTCCATAACGGAGCAATACATTTAAAGTACTTGGCGCGATTGTTCCATCGGCCAATTGTTTTTCTGCCAAGTCGAAAGCTTTCTTTGTGAGTTTCTGCATTCGACCTTCTGGCGTTAAAGCTTGTCGAGGGATTACCTCATCACTTCGTCTCCGGGGCATATAATTCCACCTCCGGTTTAGAAGTCAATTCCTGAAGTCGACGGAGTTCTCGAACAGAATGTTCGATATAGTCTTCCGCTTGTTCTGCCGTCAATTTAACACCGGTTTCTTCAGCGAAATACAACAGTTTGTTCATTGCTTCTCGCTTCTTAGTGTCATTTGGAATCAAGACTGAATCTAATGAGGAAACAATAATCATTGCTCGGTCTGCCAATGTTTGAATTGACTTGCTATGGGTAACAGCACCAATTAGTTTGATAACATTTACTACAATAGGAGCAACAATGATTAATACTGTAATTAAATCAACTACTTTTTCAATACTCATTTGTTAGATTCCTTTCTCTCTTTTAATTCTTCTATGTAATCGTTTACAATTCTTGTAACATAGGAGTTGTAACCTTTCTCAGCATACTCGCCGTATAGAGTTAAGACCTCATTCTTAGACAATCGATTGGATTGAATGCCTGTGATTATCTGTAAACGTAAAAAGTCTCGCTCTTGGTTCTTCTGCATCTCTTGGAAACTAGTAGTCAGAGCTGTGAGAGTGTTTTTAATACTCTCAATCTCCTCATTCTGTTTCTTCTCCAAGTTTGTCCACAACTTCTTGAAGACCTTGACACCGAAACCGATGATAGAGGCGCCCACACCTATGTAAACACCTATCTGTGAAAGAACTTCAGGAGATATCAGCCACATTAGCAAAGCTTTGAGGTGCATATACACATCATTGGGCATAGTTTACTCTCCTTTCCTGGTACATCAACCGCAGTATAAAAGACCCAATTTAGAGTTTTATACCACTCCGGGGGTATTTTGGATTGGTGCGGCGATGCAAAGGGGTCGGGAATTTTCGAGACCCTCCCCTATGGGGGTCTAACTTTTTATTCTGTTAAACTTTCTTTTTGTTCATCCACATTTGTAGGTAGACGAATCGGTGTCTTTGTATCTGGTTTACAAATTGTCCAAACGCCAGTGATTGGACCATCATCTATAATCCAGTTCATCGCTGTTGCTTGAAGCTGTGCAACTTCAACATCATCTAATGCATCACTAGTGTCGCCCATGACACTAGCAAGGAGTTCAGGTGTGTTGTAGTCATTGTCCTTGTCCCATTGCCACCACCTATCATAGTCAGTGAAAGGGTTGTATGGATTGTCTAATGTTGTTAGCATAGCATCAACAACAGTTGTCTGTAGTTGGTAGTCGTCCATGTGTAGTCCTCCTTTCTACTAGACTAGGTTCTGTATGGTAGAGACACCAACACCCAAAGCCTCAGCTACTTCAGCATAGGTATGACCTTTCTTAATCATAGCCTTAGCTCTAGACGCATTAGCTAAAGACATAGTGGTCTCTGGTTTAGGTGTGGCTAACTGTTTGACTCTATCACTATCAGCAAAGCGTAGTACATCAGTTAGCATCTTAGTACTAACAGCACCTGATTGAATGGCTTCCCATTCATCATGCTCTATCTGAATCCTTGTCTTAGCTCCATCAGCACCAGTCTTTAGACGGGCCGCTGCAATAGCCTGTTGTTTAAGCTTCTTAAGTTGGTCTTTCTGCATGTCAGGGTCACGTTTCTCAGCAATGACTTTGTTAGCTATCAGCTGAGCTTGACGTTCTCTAGGAGAGTTAGCTAAAGCAACATTAAGCTTGTGTTGTAGAGACTCAACTTGTGACTTGTACTTTAGTTTAGCTTCCTTGTTGACAACTAAGTTAGGCGAAGACTGTACTACCTTGTTAGCCTTATCACGCATCTTACCAAGGGCATTGATATAGTCACCATACATGTTCTCGATAGGGGTACCTGAACCAAGGGTCTTAGCATCTTTAACCATCTCAACTACATGATCTGTTGAAATAGTTTTGGTCTTCTTAATAGTAGGCTTAAGCTTTGGATTGGCAGCTAGTTCTTCTGGGGTACGTTCCTTATACCATGTCTCTAAGGTACGGTGTTCTGTCTTGGACCTAGAAATAAGAGTGGAAGCTCCACTTTTATTTTTACCAGTAATAACATCATAATGGTCTTGATATAATTTCTTTAATTCTGGAATACCATTTTCTCTTTCTGAACGTTTATAATCCAGATTATGTTTTTCCGCATCAATAACAACCATTGAATGTCGTACAGCTCTAGCAATTTCAGATTGACTAGCACCTTTTAAAGTCATGTCAGTAATTAAGTTACTGACTTCGCCCATCTTCTTCTGCTTCTCTGTCCAATTACCTTTTGAATCTCGAGGAAGAATCTTTTTATCAGGTGTCCAATAATCATTAGTATCAAAATTCTTTAGTTCTTTTAACGACCTACTAGTTTTAATACCGTTCTTATTGTTAGGAATAACCATTGCAGTATCACCATCAAAGTCTGCACCTGATAATTTACTAGCAACAGAAGAGTCAATACCTACTGCATCCTTGGCATTCTTCATAAACTTAGCTGCAGTGTTACCAAGTTTATTATTAACTGTTAGTTCTGGTAATTCGAAAATACCACCATGAGGATAACGAACAAGAACAACCTTCTCACCATTCTTAAAGTTTGGTGCGTAGATTTCATTTGCTTTAATACCAGATAAAGGTAATAAGACTTGACCTTTCATTCTATCAAAACCAACAAGTTTTAAATTATGACGTTTGGTTGTAAGTCCGTCAGCAAAGTCTTGCATCATTACACGTTTAACTACAGGATTTGTAAGACTATTAATTTCATCAAACTCTTTCTGTAGCTTAGCATATGTTTCTTGAATCCTACCTTTAACCAAAGCAGGTGGTTGTTTAGATACGAACTGAGAAGATAA